TTACCCCTTGTTAGTTCTGTTGAGTCTGTGGAGTTCTGTTGAGTTCTTCTAGGTTCTAAAAGATTAATTCACAGGCTCTGTAGTCCCTCTGTATGCTTGTAAAGTCTTACCTTATGGGACTTTGAAGACCTTTGAAGTCCTTTGAAGTCTTTGAAGTGGTGGCTTTGTAGGTCTTTGAAGTCTTTGGAGTCTTTGAAGTCTTCTGTATCCCTTTGTTTATGGGGAGGGCAGGAGACACCTAGGGGGTACCGGGTATATATGTAGTGGTTCTACATTTCTAGGTAATTCTCAGTGTTAAGACAGGAGCTTTGTGCGGCTTCAGTGGAACTATAAAACCTTCATAGCCCCTACAGCTAGGTTTGACAGGCTTCATAGACCTATATAGTCTACTAAGTGTTGTTCTTGGTTCCTTACTATTTAACCGGGGCGACCTACAATGTTATTGTACACCCTATTTCGTGTTTTGTCAAGTACCTAAGTATTTTATCACAAAGCTTGACAAAACTAAAAGAACCTTTATAATAAGATGTATGAGTAATTTACCTGCTAATAAAAGATTAACAGACAAACAACAATTATTTTTAGATAATATCCTTACTACTCAAGGAGATTTAAAACTATCAGCTGAACTTGCCGGATACTCAGGAAATCACTACCAAGTTATAAAGAGTTTAAAAGAAGAAATAGTCGAATTAGCCTCGAATGTTCTAGCAAGAGAAGCCCCTAAAGCAGCCTTCAAGCTCGTTGAAGTTATGACTGCTGCTGATGCTATACCTCAAGCCAGTGTCAAACTACAAGCTGCTCAAACAGTGCTAGATAGAGTTGGTTTAGGTAAAACAGAACGAGTAGATGTCAACCATAATGTCCAAGGTGGTATTTTTATCCTACCTGAGAAACATACTATAGACGTAGAATATGCCGAACAAGAAAACTAAATCCACAGTCAACAAAGCTGGTAACTATACCAAGCCTACTATGCGTAAAAGATTGTTTAATAAAATTAAAGCTGGAGGCAAAGGGGGTAATCCCGGACAATGGTCAGCTCGAAAGGCTCAGATGTTAGCTAAAGAGTATAAAGCCAAAGGAGGAGGGTATAAGTAATGTATTTTGGATTAAAAGAAATGTTAAACTGGTTGAAAGACTTAGTAGGTTTTCATAAACCTGTTAAAAAACCTGTAAGCAAGAAAAGAAAATATGTCAGAACTAAAAAAGTCGCAAAGAAGTCTCAGAAGTTGGACTAAACAGAAGTGGCGAACTAAGTCAGGTAAGAAGTCTAGTGAGACTGGTGAAAGATATTTACCCTCTGCGGCTATTGAGTCTTTAACTCCAGCAGAATATGCTGCTTCTTCCCGTCAGAAAAGAGCAGATACTAAGAAAGGTAAACAACATTCTAAGCAACCTAAGAAGATTGCGAAGAAAACTAGAAAATATCGAAGAACATCATAATGGCTATTACATATCGAGGTGAAAAGTTTGCAGGATATAATATTCCTAAACGAACTCCTAAGCATCCTAAGAAATCTCATGCAGTTTTAGCTAAAGAAGGTGACAAGATTAGACTAATACGTTTTGGTGAACAAGGTGCCAAGACAGCTGGTAAACCTAAGCAAGGTGAATCTAGTAAGATGAAGAAAAAAAGAGCCTCATTTAAAGCTCGACATGCCAAGAATATTAGAAAAGGTAAGATGTCGGCAGCTTATTGGGCTGACAAAGTTAAATGGTAAAGTATGCCACAATTAGGAAGTAACGAAAAACCTGTACTAATGACCAACAAGAAAAATGGTGGTCGAGTAGGTAAAGGTTCTAGACCTAGACCAATTCCAGACAAAGCACAGTTTGCTAAGAATTGGGATGCTATTTTTAATAAAGGCACGAAGTCGTAAGACTGAGTCAGTGTAAGAGGCTTTCCAGATGTTTCATCCATCTTAACGTCTGGAGAGTCCAGCTTTAATTATGACACAGATACCAAAAGATTACCTACCAAAAAAAAGTCACACTGTTCCTTTTGGTTATGAACTTAGTGACATCGAGGGTTATCTCAAACCCATCCCCAAAGAACTAGAAGCTTTACAGAAATACCTCCAAGGTGTTACTGACCAAAAGTATTCTCTCCGAGAAGCAGCTAAACTTATTACCCAAGAATCAGGCCGTAGTGTTTCCCACGTTACCCTAAAGAACTATTTAGACTCTGACCCTTCCCTAGCCGAACAACATAAAAAGAAGATAGCTGCTAAGAAACGCAGACTAGCTCGACAAAAGAAATCTTTATATAAAAAAGAACAAACAGTTAAAGCTCAAGAGCAAGTAATGAAGAAAGCTACTGAGCAAACTACTTCGCATATTGTTACTGAAACAGAACTAGCAGAAGTTCCAGTTGATGTCCAAGAACAACTCAAAGATGCTAAGGTGGTCTTCTCAGCCAATGAAGGACCCCAGACTGACTTCTTAGCTGCGGATGAGAAAGATGTGTTATACGGTGGAGCAGCTGGTGGTGGTAAATCTTATGCCATGATTGTTGACCCCTTAAGGTATGCTCATAAAAAAGCCCACAGAGCTTTAATACTTAGAAGGTCTATGCCGGAACTAAGAGAGATGATAGACAAGTCTCGTGAGTTATATCCCCAAGCTTTTCCGGGTGCTAAGTTTAGAGAAGTAGAAAAGTTGTGGAATTTTCCAAGTGGTGCTAAAATAGAATTTGGTTTCTTAGAACGAGATGCTGATGTCTACCGATACCAAGGCCAAGCTTATTCTTGGATTGGCTTTGATGAAATCACACATCTACCTACAGAGTTTAGTTGGAATTACCTTGCATCTCGTTTGAGAACCACTGACCCAGAAATTAAAACTTACTTAAGATGTACTGCTAACCCCGGTGGTGCTGGTGCTAACTGGGTCAAGAAAAGATATATTGAACCTAATGATTCTAACAAATCTTTTTTAGGTGGTGATGGTTTAACCCGTAAGTTTATCCCAGCTAAGTTACAAGATAAGCCTTACCTAGCTAAAGACGGTGTCTATGAACAGATGCTAAAGTCTTTACCGCCTATCCAAAGAAGACAACTACTTGAAGGTAATTGGGAAGTTGCCGAAGGTGCAGCCTTTGTTGAATTTGATAATACTAAGCATATTGTTACTCCTTTTCAACTACCAGTACACTGGGAAAGAACTAAAGCTGTTGACTATGGTTATGCTGCTGAATCCTGCTGCCTGTGGGGAGCTATCGACATCAATGATGGTACCTTAATAATATACCGTGAATTATACCGTAAAGGCTTGACAGGAGAAGAATTAGGCACTATAATAGGAAATATGGAACTTGAAGACCCTTTTTCGGTCTCAGGTGTGTTAGATACAGCAGCATGGGCTAGAACTGGTACTACTGGACCTACTGTTGGCGAAGCCTTAATTAAAGCTGGTCATAAGTTAAGACGAGCAGATAAGAATAGGGTTCAAGGAAAAATTCAAATACATGAGTTCCTAAAGGTTAGAGAAAACGGTAGACCAAAACTGCAGATATTTAATACTTGCCCTAATTTAATAAGAGAGTTACAAAGTATACCATTATCAAAAACCAATCCAGAGGATGTTGATACCCATGCCTCTGACCACGCATACGATGCTTTGCGTTATATGATAATGAGTCGTCCCAGAGTGGATAGCCCGTTAGAAAGAATAAGAGGTTTAAAAAAGGAAATGCATCAACCCTCTGATTCGACTTTTGGATACTAAATAAATGGCAGATAACGAAAATACATTTTTAACAGCTAATAATCTATATAATGATGTTGAAGGCGAAGCTGGTAAAACCTTAGATTTAGAACAAAATCAAAAACAAAACTTAGTCGGTATCATTCAAAGTCGTTTCTATCAAGCAGAAGATGCTCGTAATACAGATGAAAGAAGATGGCTTAAGGCTTACGAAAACTATCGAGGTCTTTATCACAAATCAGTCAAGTTTAGAGATTCAGAAAAATCTCGAATCTTTGTTAAAATTACTAAGACTAAAGTCCTAGCTGCCTATGGACAATTAGTTGATGTTATTTTTGGCACAGGTAAATTTCCTATTGGTATTCAAGAAACTAAAGTACCAGAAGGTGAACTAGGTGCGGCTCATCTAGATATTAATAATCCTTCCGTTGGTCTTGAAAGTTCTATTCCTGATGATATTGGTAATAGAATAGATAACCCTTATGATGTTGGTTATGAAGGTGATGGGAAAGTTTTAAAAGCTGGAGCTACTTTTGGTAAAGGTATGTTCAGTGAGTCTTTAGAAGACCAAGTAGAAGATAACTTAGTTGAAGGTTATAATCCAAACCCACAAGTTTTAGAAATCTCACCAGCTCAAAAAGCTGCGAGAAGAATGGAAAAACTTATCCATGACCAAATAGATGAATCTAAAGGTTCATCAGAAATAAGAAGTTCTTTATTAGAATCTGCTTTATTAGGTACCGGTATCGTTAAAGGTCCTTTTAACTTTAATAAGAAACTCAACAAATGGGACATGTCAGATGAGGGTGAAAGAACTTATAATCCTTTAGAAGTTAGAGTACCAAGAATAGAATTTGTTAGTTGTTGGGATTTTTATCCAGACCCTTCAGCTACTAGTATAGAAGAATGTGAATATATTGTTCATAGACATAAAATGAACAAATCACAATTAAGACAACTTCGTAACATGCCTTACTTTGATAAGGATGCTATTAGAGCCTGTTTAGTCGAAGGACCTAACTACGAAGAAAAAGATTTTGAAAGTCAATTAAAAGATGATGCTAGACAAGATGACTACCAAACTAACTTTGAAGTTATGGAATACTGGGGTATTATGGATGCCGAGTATGCCAGAGAAGTTGGTATTGAGTTAGATGATAGTATAGATGATTTAGATGAGGTGCAAATTAATGCATGGATTTGTGGTAATCAACTCTTAAGAGCTGTGATAAACCCATTTACTCCATACAGAATACCTTATCATGCTTTCCCTTACGAAAGAAATCCATATAATTTCTTTGGTATTGGAGTAGCAGAAAACATGGATGATTCTCAACAGATTATGAATGGTCATGCTCGAATGGCTGTTGATAATCTAGCGATGGCTGGTTCTCTCGTCTTTGATGTCGATGAGTCAGCTTTAGTTGGTGGGCAGTCTATGGAAATATATCCGGGTAAAATATTCAGGCGACAAGCTGGAATGCCGGGTCAAGCCATTCATGGTTTAAAGTTTCCAAATACTGCTCCAGAGAATATGATGATGTTCGATAAGTTTAGACAACTTGCTGACGAACAGACCGGCATACCATCATATTCACATGGTCAAACTGGTGTACAAAGTATGACAAGGACTGCCTCTGGTATGTCAATGTTACTAGGTGCTTCCAGTTTAAATATTAAAACAGTCGTTAAAAACTTAGATGACTTTTTATTAAGACCACTAGGCGAAGCTTTTTTTCAATGGAACATGCAGTTCTTTGAAGGCTCTCTAGATGTGAAAGGTGATTTAGAAGTTAAAGCAACAGGTACTAATAGCTTGATGCAGAAAGAAGTTAGAAGTCAAAGACTTACTATGTTCTTACAAACTGCACAAAGTCCAGCTATTGCTCCTTTTGTTAAAATTTCTAAATTGGTTAGTGAACTTGCCTATAGCTTGGATTTAGACCCAGATGAAATTCTGAACGACCCTGAAGAAGCAGCTATGATGGCACAAATAATAGGAATGCAAAATGTTGGACAAAATGTTGGCTCGGAAGCTGAACTTACTAGTGAAGGACAAGGCCCTATGGGAGGCCTTAATGGAACACCTGCAAAACCTCAAGACCTTGGACCTACAGGGACTGGTGGTGGCAACATCGGAATCGGAAATGTGCCGGTTGCAGGGGAAAGTGAATTCTCTGGTACGGCTAGAGCAATTGCCCCTTCAAGTTGAAGAGGCTTTAAATAGAAAAGAAGAGGAAAATTAAATGTTAGATTTATTAGATACAATACTAAAAATAGTAGGAGTAGTGCCTTGGATAGTTTCAATCTGTTCAATGATAGCTGCTTTAACCCCCACTCCACATGATGATAATTTAGTAAGCAAAGCTTATAAAATCATTGATTGGTTTGCCCTTAATATAGGAAAAGCAAAGGAGAAATAATGAAAGACTTAGTAGGCAATCAAAAAGAAATAGACGTTAATAAAGACGGTAATATATCTGCTGAAGATTTTAAAATACTAAGATTAAAAAAACAAGAAGGTGGTGATGTAAATAGTCAAATGGCTATTTTAATGAAACCACAACAAGAACAAGAAATGGTCTCCGACAATGAAATGGAAGAAGACTATTTAGACTTTATACTAGACGAAGCTTTATCTGATGAAGAAGAAGATATGCTTCAAGAAAAACTAGAACAAGATGAGCAATTAGCTTTGTTATTTGACAAGGTGGTAGATGTTGCTCAAGAATTTGCTGGAGCTGGTCCTGTTGAAGGTCCGGGTTCAGGAGTCTCTGACAGTATACCCGCAAGGTTATCTGACGGAGAATTTGTCTTCACTGCCAAAGCTGTGGAAGAAATCGGAGCTGACAATTTAATGTCAATGATGAAAGAAGCCGAAGCTAAGGCAGATGAAAGACAACAGTTAGTTTATGGAGGAGAAGTACTGGAAGAAGGTGAAACTTTTGTAGTTGAACCAACTCAACCAGACCCTGTTAAACAAGAGATTCGTGTGCAACGAGAAACTTTAGGACCTCAAGCTTCACAGCAAGAGGAAGAAGAGTTAGTCGAAGAAATACGAACTCGTAAAATGATGACAGGTAAACCTTCACCCGTAAGCTAAATAGGAGATAAGGCCACCTTATTTTTATAAGCACCTTATCATTATATTAACCGAAAGGCTACCTTTACAAGTAAAGCACTGCACAGTCGACACACGCAGCTACCTTTAAACGAAGCCCTGAGTAGGAGAAAGAATATGACTACTGAAGTAAAAGAGGATAATGCCAATCCTTATAACGAAAAAAAATCATGGCATAGTAACGAAGAAGATAAAGCATTTGAGGGTGCTGATGGGATGTTTTTTAATGACCCGTCTAAAGTAAAACCAAATGATGACGTAGAGCAACCTGTAGACCAAGAAGCTGCTGAGGAAAGTCCTAAAGACCAACCTTATAAGCGACCAAACTATAAAAAGCGATACGATGATTTAAAGAAACATTATGATACTAAACTTAATGAATTTAAGTCTAGAGAACAAGAGCTGTTAGAAGAAGCTACGAAAAATAGACAAAGCTATAAAGCTCCTAAATCTCAAGAAGAACTTGAAAACTTTAAGAAAGAATATCCAGATGTTTACGAAGTTGTTGAAACAGTTTCACATCTTCAGGCTTCAGAGAAATCTAAAGTCTTAGAAGAAAGATTAGAAGCTCTCCAACAACGAGAAAAAGAACTTGTTCGTAAAGATGCTGAAAAGCGATTGAATGACAGACATCCTGATTTTGAAGATATCAGAAACAGTGATGACTTTCACGACTGGGCTAAGTCTCAGCCAAAGTCTATCCAAAACTGGGTATACGAAAATGCTGATGATGCTGACCTAGCTTCAAGAGCTATTGATTTATTTAAAAGAGATATTGGTATAGATTCTAAACCAAAGAAGTCAAATTCTAAAAAATCCAATACTTCTGCTGCTGATATGGTTTCAACCAAAACAACAAGTGTTGAACCTAAGCAAGAGAAAATTTGGACTACAAAGGAGATTTCTTCCATGAGCATGGATGAGTTTGACAAATATGAAAAAGATATTAGTCAAGCCATGTTTGAAGGAAGAGTTCAAAGATAAATTACTTTTATTTAAGGAGAAAATAAAATGGCTTTTAATCAAAGCGACCAAAATTTCGCACAAAGTTCTGGTTCGAACTTTAGTAACAATGCCTTTCTACCTGAAATTTATTCCAAGAAGGTTTTAAACTTTTTTAGGAAAGCCTCTGTTGTCGAAGCAATAACAAACACAGACTACGCAGGTGAGATTTCAGGATATGGAGATACTGTTAAAATAATTAACGAACCAGAAATCACAGTGTATCAATACGAAAGAGGTGCTGATGTAACTAAAACAGAACTATCTGATGCAGAAACAACTCTTATCGTAGATACAGCTAATGCTTTCAAATTCATCGTAGATGATATTGAAAGTCAAATGTCACATGTAAACTTTAAAGAAGTAGCAAGTTCATCTGCTGCTTATGCCCTAAGAGATGCATTCGATGCAGGTGTTATGGCTAAAATGTTTGCAGGAGTATCTACATCTAATCCAGATAACCAAATTGGTACAAATGCAGCAGTAGGAGCAGGTGTTGAACCAGCTACAGGTGCTGTTGACCTATTAGGTTCTGACGGTTCTGGTGTTGATGCTATTGACTTAATGGCTAGAATGGCAAGAAAATTAGACGATGAAAATGTACCTGAAGAAGGTAGATGGTTTGTTGCTCCTCCTACATTTTATGAAGAGTTAGCACAGTCTGGTTCAAAATTGCTTTCAGTAGACTTTAATGCTGGACAAGGTTCAATTAGAAATGGACTAGTATCAAGCGGTAAGCTAAGAGGTTTCAATATGTATAAATCAAACAATATTGATACTTCTGGTACTGCTACTGGTAAAGTTCTTGCTGGACACATGTCTGCAGTTTCAACTGCTCAAACAATCACTTCAACTGAGGTCATGAGAGACCCAAGTTCATTTGGTGATATTGTTAGAGGGTTGCATGTCTATGGAGCAAAAGTTCTAAGACCAAAAGCACTAGTATCAGCTTTCTACATTGTAGACTAATGATATTCGGGAGGCTCTTCGGAGCCTTCCATTTTTATATAAAAAAAAACAGTAACTAAAAGTTATTGTAAAAAATAATTAATAATTAAAAGGAGAATAAAATGGTTAAATTAGGTAAAACAGCACTAACCGATGCAAAATTTGGTAAGATAAAAATAGGAAACCCTAAAATTGTTTCAAATAAAGGAACAAGGACAAGGACAAAAATTGGACTAGAAGGCAGTAGAAAACCAATAGTGCCAATAAAAAAAGATGCTATGGGTAGAAGTGGTCTTAAAAAAGGCGGAAGAGCTGTTTATAATAAAGGTGGTTATGCTTCTGTTCAAGATATGGAAAAAGCTTGTATGAGTAAAACTGGCTATAATACCATGAAAATAAAAGGCGAAAAGTAATGCGAGTCAAAGCACCTAAGGGTTATCACTGGATGAAAGCTGGTAAATCTTACAAGCTTATGAAACATTCAGGCAAGTTTGTTCCCCATAAAGGAGCAAGTATGTCAGCAAACTTTGAAGTACAAAAAAAACATAAAAAATAATGGCAACAACATATTTAGATATTACTAATGAAGTCTTAAGAGAGCTTAATGAAGTTCCTTTAACTTCATCAAACTTTGGCAATGCAAAAGGTTTACAAGCTTTTGTCAAAGATACAGTCAATAAAGCAATCTTTGATATTGCTAACGAAGAACCTCAGCTACCGTTTTTTGCTGCTGGACTCAGTGGAGCTTCTGACCCTTTTTATGGTAATGTTACAGTAGCAACCACAGCTGGAACTAGATGGTATATTTTAAAATCCGGTAGTTCTAGTATTACTACAGACTATGCTTCTATAGATTGGGATGATTTTTACCTCACAACTATTGGAGTAGGCGGTGAATCAGCTCCGTATGTTTCACAAGGTTTAAAGTTTTTAAATCTAGCAGATTGGAAACGTTATTATCGAGATAGTGAAAATGCTGATGATGCAGACACACAAGGCTATGGAGAGCCTCAATATGTTATTAAATCTCCAGACAATAGAAAATTTGGACTAAGTCCTATACCTGATAAAGCTTATAACGTACATTTTTATGCTTTTGTTAAACCAACAGCCTTATCAGCACACGGAGACACAGTAGTCCTACCAGAACAATATACAAATGTTATTACCTCTAGGGTTAGATATTATGTATGGCAGTTTAAAGAGTCACCTCAACAAGCTGCTTTTGCTTTAGATGATTATAAGAAAGCAATGAAACGTATGAAGTCTAATTTAATTAACCCAACACCTAGGGCAATGACAGACGACAGAACATATTTTTAATT